ATACCAACCTTCAATTAACTTATCTTTGAATGTGTCAGCGACAGAACTGGCCACCTGTTCCATCTCATAGTCTTTCCATTCGTTAGTATTAGTCTTAAAGTTCATGACATACTTTCTGCGTTTAGCAGTGTATGTACCATTACTATAATAATAGAATGTAATTAGTTTATCCTTATCAGTATCCCATGTAGGGTACATTAAAGGAACTAACGTGTCAGTCCAATATGTTGCTGGTATTGGTTTAGGTATACCATTATATGATAATTCCTGTCCAATAACATTTAATTCAACTTGTAATACTGGTTCGCTTGCCATTGTTCTATTGTATCTCCGTTAGTATTTAGAATGCTTTGATTAAGTACTTACATGTAACATAAGGTGTAATCAAAGGAACATCATAATCTGGATCAATTGATGCTTGTGGTTCAATCTTAGTTGTTGACTTCAATGTCATTGTAGCATCACTACAACCTAAACCAGAACTGTATGTATATGCAGGTCCAGTTTCACCTTGTACATTATACTCTAAGAAATCAACAGTATTTCTCTTAATAGCACCAGCTGAAGGAACAAATACCAAGGATGTTGTCTTCTCTCTAAAATATATGAACTCACATATACCATAATGGTCATACTCACCACCACCAGAATGATCCTGTCCACCTTGCTCAGATCTTTCTTGATATACTCTAAACTTTGTAGATGGTGCTTTAGCTGCTGCTGGTAATGCAACAGAATAAGTATACCATTTAGTATCACCTGATGTACCATCATGTGCTTGACCTGTTCCACATGCAGGAACAATCATACCACTAAGAGGATCAGTTCTAGATGCTGCTGGATTAATAATAGTATCAATATAAACCCAAGTAGAAGAACCTGCTAATTGATACTCAACTTTTAATCCTTCTTCAGGTACATCACCACCATTAACACCATTACCTCTACATGCTTTAATACCAAAATAATTACATGTAGTAGTATCTTGTTCTTTTAATACCGCCCACCTATCTCTATTGGTAGACCTACCTGGTCCACCAAACTTCAAGAAGTGTGTATATGCAGCAGCACTACCACCTAATGTTACACCAGATACTGAAACACCTGCAAAAGTAGTATTAATAAAACTTCCACCACCTGCACCATGTAATAAGTATGCGTATGGTTGCTCTGTATATCCTGTATTAGTACCACCAGCAGTACCAAGAGTAACTCCTGTCACTGCACCAGCAGCAACTGTCACTGTTCCTGTAGCATGTCCAGTTCCTGTTTGATCATAACCAGTAGCAGTTGGTGTACCACTATTAGATTTACCACCACCTTTAAAACATACTGTTGGTACTTGTGTTATTGGTAGTTTAAAGTTACCACCAGTACCTGTACCAGTACCATTACTATTAATACTAATATCAAATATTGTTGCTGTTTGAGATCCAGACTCAACTACATCACCTACAGTTGTACCTGTTGAACCTCCAGTATATCCAGTAATAGTTCCGACTCCAACCTTTACATATCCATTGCCAGCAGTACTAGTTGAACCAGTAGTATTTCCACCTGGATTTGCACCATTACCACCAGCACCTACAGTAACATTAATTGTTGAGGGATTTCCTAAATCAGTCCAAGGAACACTACTAAACCACTGTCCTCCTGATCCACCTCCACCACCTGCTGCTGTCCACTTATTAGCATTATATTGTACTACGAGAGTAGCAGATCCATTAGTATCATCATGTGATGATAAGTTACCAGATGAGAAGTAAGTAGTTTTATATTCAGAAACTCCTTGTTGTCCACCAACACCACCTTGGTGACCACCCCAACCACCAGGAGTTCCACCTGGTCCACCAGGAGCACCACCTCCACCATAACCACTACCACCGCCAAGTGTTCCACCAGAAGAGACACCACCGCCTCCTCCTCCACCGCCACCACCGACACATCCGTGAGGACCACCAGTTCCACCACTACCAACACCTATAGTTCCAGATGAAGATGATTGAAGGCCAGTGTATAAACCTGAACCACCAGGATATGCACCACCAGCTTGTCCTGGACTAGTGGCATCATTACCACTTTCTTGACCGTCTGCACCACCGCCACCGCCTCCACCAGCACCAGCAACATTTTGTGTGCCTCTTCTTAAAACGGTGACAGCACCACCACCACCACCATGTCTACCACCAGCACCTTCTCCACCATATCCTCCATTAGAGTTGAGAGAATTGGTTCCACCATTTCTACCAGATGCACCACCACCAATAATAACATTCCAACCAGGACTAGGAGCACTAAGGAAATTCGCTAGTTCAGTTGATTGAAGTTCAAGTACTACTTGACCACCATATCCACCCTTATTATTCTCGGATGTAGATCCTGATCTATTCCATGCATCACCACCTCTTCCACCTTTGAGTGTGAATTTAACAAGTGTTAATCCACCACCTGTAGGTAAACTACTAAATGATCCATTAGATGTTAAAGTTTGATCATAACTACCATCCAATCCACCTAATAGTATTCTATCACCAGCAGATCCTGCTCCTTTACTACCACTAACCATAGGATCTACTGACACACCACCAGCTCCACCTCCACCTGGATTACTTGGATTAGACTGTTCTGGATATTCACCATTTGCTCCCTGTTGGCCAGCATTTCCTGGTATTGCTGCTGCTGGACTTAAAGAACCAGTTTCTGTTGCAGTTCCTCCAACACCACCAGTACCACCAGTGACACTAGCAGAAGCATTTCCTTTCTTACCTCCACCAGCAACAAGAACTAATGTTCCTCCTGCTGTTATAGTAGAATTACTACCATCATTACCAGCAACAGTTCCTGCTGCACCTGATCCTCCTCCACCAATAAGAGTATAAATTAATTGATCAGGAGATCCTGTAACACTAGAAGTATTAATACTATATGAACCAGGAGTTGTATACTCCCATTCTTGACTGTAATCATATACTGGAGTACCACCAGTAGTTACACTTCTGCCACCAATAGCAGATGAACCACCAAACTTAGATAATGTTGGGTTTGGTATTGTTGTTTGAAATTCAAATGATCCTGCATTAGAAGCACCAGATGCAAGATAATACTGATCATCATATGCTACTTCAGTAGTATATCCTGGATGAGGTTCATATGTAGTACCAGTTGATTTTGATGCATCAGGTATATTCTTAACTGCACCAACACTTTCATCACCACCCTTATAATCCATGAAATCATAAGTAGCAATGGTGTTATTAGTAAGTGGTGCTCTCAATAAAGCATGACTATGTTGCAATACAACACCTGTAGATGGATACCACCTAGAAATTCTACCAGTAGTAGTACGATAACCTTGAAGATATCTATCACCACTACCCTGTGCAGGCCATGATCCCTGTCCAGGAATACTATGAAATACTGTGTGACTATGCTGGAAGACAGATGGTAACTTCTTCTTCTCCATAGTTGTAGTAATTTTTTGAGAACCAATAATAGTACAACCAATTGTTTCAATTACCTTTTCATATCCTGTAGTTGTTATTCTACCCAATGAAAAATAATCATCTTGTTGATTCTGATCTAAGTACCATGCCCCACCAGTTAAACCAACAGACATTGATGCATTACCAATTGTAGGTGAGTTCTGTCCGAATACAGGACCATTACCAACAATCTTTTTAGTGACAGTATCAGGAACATTAAATGTACCTAAGTATGGCTCACCATAAAACTGCATTACATTAGCAGTAGTAATATTCTGTATTACTCCACCAGAAACACTTAATCTAACAGAAAATGTGGCATTGCTTCCACCAGCTACTGTTACTGTAGGTGCTGTTACATATCCTGCAGCTGGAGTTAGAACATCAATTGTTAAAATACTACCACTACCATTAACTGTCTTAACAATTGCAGTTGCTTGTGTTCCACCAGTAGGGGGAGCTGATATAGTTACAGCAGACGATGTTGTATATCCAGTTCCAGCAGTAACTACATCAATACCACTACTTGCTCTTCCTCCATAATGAACACCAAGTATCTCATATAATGTTGGATAGTCTTTAATATTATACTCCGTACCATCACAATACAAATATCCATCATGAGTATATGCAGGATCATCGCCACTATTATATGCATTGCCAGCAAAATCTTCTAATCTATGAGTATTAGTTGATTTATTAATAAACTCATGATCATACGTATTGGCACCAGTCTTTAAATTTGGTACGACAGTACCAATTGGTGTAGTATCCTGATAACAATCAGTATAATATCCCTTTCTAGTATTCCTATAACTTTGTACCATGATTATATCTTAATTAAATACTCCATTACAATAAAAGGTTGAGTTGCTGAATCAATTGATATAGATTTATCTACACCAATATCAAATGTTGTCTCTAAATTCTCTGGATCTATTGATATAGCACCAGTCTTCACTTTATAATTATGAGTTCCTTTATCCAACCTAACCCTATGAGTATGTAGGGTAGGAATGGTTCCAGATGCTACTGATATATCAGTAGTATCAGTTGCTTCATTCTCTACATCAGGAACACAAGTTGAATCAACTGCGCCCTCATTTGATTGAAGAGGAATAATATCAGTTAGAGCATTACCAAGATAATCAGTTGGCATACCAACTGCTCCAGAAACATATGTTACTGGTACATTTAATGTAGTATCATAACCAGCAGTTCCTTGACTGTTAGTACAACCAAGTATCAACCACTGTCTACTTCTATATTGTATAGTATTACCATTATCAGGAGATCCTGCTATAGTCGTTCTGTCAAGACTGTATGTAGCATTACTAATACAACCAAATTCAAATCCATTACCAGATCCAACACGATATGGTCCTGAAGAATCGTCTGCAATACAACCACCCCAATAAATTGTCTGGGATCCAAATCCACTACCATATAAAGGAGTACCAGCACCATTTGTACCTGAGTTTGGGTTCCATGCATCTAATAGTTTACATGGTAATTGTCCACTACCAGGAGGATTTGAAGAACTACTCTGAGATCTTGTTGCATCTAGCCATGGTTGAATAGGAATTGTTGAAGCATTC